GCACCACGCAGTCTGAACTTCGTGATCACCTGTAACGCATTGCTTTGCGCTTCATAAGCATCCGCTCGGACAAGCGATTGATCGCCCGATGGCGTACATACGCCGATGCTATTATACGTGGTGATCACACGCACAAAGGGCTCGCCATGATCATCAACATCCTGCACCCTGCGAATGACTTGAAAGTCATCGGCGAAGTTAGGATCAGTGATGACCTCGGTTACATCAAGTAAGGGCTTAGCCATCACGGCGGTCCTTTCGCGATATCTTTACGTGTTGACACGCGACGTATCACATAGGTGATCGAGTTGAGCAGCGCTCCCGTATCGATCAGCGCCGTGAAGATACCAGCCCCGGGAGGTTTACCCGCGGCCACGTTGGCAGCGACAAGCGCTTTTCGTTTATTGCGCCACGTTGCTGACTTTCGGCGCGCGATGCGTGCAGCAACAGTTGAGGGAGCGAGCGGCGGCGGGATATTAGCGACGATCGTTTTCTTGATGCTCGCTTGCACGATCAGGCCAACGCCGTGCAGGCCTTGTTCAAGCTTAGCGGTATCACCATTAAGTGCTGCCGCTGCCGACGCCCTCAGCCGGTCTGTGATCGCTGGTAAAACGGCTTCCACGCCCGGAGCCATAAACTCACGCTGAGGGATATTGGCATCGGGAGCGCCAAAGTTATGGATGTAGGCGATCTCGGCGTTATTGATCGGCTCGCCAGGCCGGCTCGCTTTGTCAGCGGGCACGCCAACGAGCACGCGCAGATCGGCTGCATCCCTGATCAGCTTTTCAAGCTGGGGCACTTTATCCTTTGTAATGCGAACAAACGATTTCATCTTAGATCCCGGCCATGTGAGCGACGACCACGAGCGCGCCGAGCAACGACCAGCCGAGATAAAAACCGGCCCAGAAGTCGCTCATCTTATGCCGCCAAATCCGCCAAACAGGAAGAGCAGTAATAGGATGATCAAGATCAACCCAATACCCCCACTGCTATAGCCGTATTGTACGGGATAATAACCGCGATACCCACCAAACAAACTCAGGATGACCAGGATAACCAATATAACAAGTATTATATTCATTTCAACCTCCTGAGATCAACACCTCTTGCGGCACCTCATCATCGGTCACCGCATGGATCGCTCGGTGCGGCATCGGCAATCCATGCATACCAAAAGAAATCGAACCGCCATTTGCATCGATCATCAACCCGGTGCGCGGCTCAGACCGTGAACCATCAAGGCGCAGATAGATACGTCCTGTGCTCCCAGGCAACGTTTGAATATGCAATACCCGTTCATACTGTCCCGCCTCAACCAATATACCAGAGGTCACTCCGACAAGTTGATTGACCGAGGCCTTATAGCGCAAACCAGTCACAACCGAGACTGGCAGGGGATCGCTAGCACTAACGGGTACCCCATTGGCAAATGGCACGGAACAGAGCGCATAAGCAACGCCATCATAAGTCGCGTAGAACTTACGGCTGGTGCCAATTGCATCGATCTGTAGCAAGACCGTCGTTAGCATGATGTCTGACATTGCGCGCTCCTAGCTGGTTTCCTCAACGGGTGCTTCAGGGATGGTTGAACCAATCAACCCTCCGAACATTGGCACGCCAGAGAACCCGATCAGTTCTTCAATTTTAGCGGGCGGCACTGAAACGATGAGCGAGCCATATATCCCACCAATCCCAAGCTGGATACCGCCGATACCGACTAACCGCATGAGACGATAGAAACGCATACCGTAGGTGGTGAGATTCCAAAACCCCGCACCCTCTTCAGCTGCTACGTTGGCATCCATCGAGAGGCTAACCGGTCCAGCACTCTTACTGGTAACAGGTCCGATTGTTGAACCTGGAATACCGCCGTTCGCCGCATCCAGCTGCGCTTTGGCCTCGAGTGCGAGATGATGCGCGGCAAACAGCTGCGTGCCATAATCCCACAACTTCATCCAACGCTGGGCTGGCAGCATGATGTAAGCCAGTTCAAGGTAAAACGAGATCAGCGAACTCGGATAAATCTCGGGGTCGCTAAACGCACGAAAGGTCGCACGAAAAGTATCCGGGGTCGCTGATGGCATCGTTTTAACTCCGTAGTACGCGGGCTCGCTTCTGCGCCTCTTCCTGCCTCAGAACGCCATGCGCACGCAGATACCAATGGTCAGCGAGATGTATTGGCACATTAACCAAGCCGGCTGGAAACCCGATGCGCCGATTGATATCATCGGTCAGCACCATGTACTTGGGGAAGACCATCGACACAGTCGCTTCATCGGGACTATCTAGCGCGGCTTCAGGACTCAAAACAGCTGGCTCCCAACCAGGACCGACAAGCGGTTCACGTGGCGAATGAATTCCAACAAACATGTTGGGTTCATCGGGGAAAACCTCAGTCTTGGCAGCGACGGGGTCAGGCGTCACCTCTGCCGCTCGCTCAGCGGCTGCTTCAGCTGCTTCAGGGGTCATATTGGCGCCGCGCGCTGCGGGCCCCAGCGTGGCTTCAAGTGAGGGGCGCGTCATCTCTCCGGGCACGCCACGATCAGACGTTTCGCCTCTTTCAAGCGCCTCTCTACGCTCTTGATTGGCTTTCGCTTGCATCTCTCGGCGTTCTTCGGGCGAAGCTTTCGCTAGCGCTTCGTTACGCTCACGCTCAGCGTTTTCTATAGCCTCTCGGCGTTCCCGGTTGGCTGTCTCTTGCGCCTCTCTGCGCTCTTGCGCGGTCCGTTCGCCTTCATGGGGTTCAATAGGTGTTCGAGCCATTAACTTTACTCCTGTAGTTAGGCGGGATGGCATGCGGGTGCCGCGCTACCCACCATCCCTAAGTTACGCGGCTCCCTCGGAGACGCTGTTAGCTCAGCGTCGGTTCAGATGCCGTCGAAGTACCCAGCCGTTTCAGGGTATACGAATTCAACCACGCCCAAGCGGCCAAAGTACGTTGTCTTATGCCAGATCGCATCGTACTGGATTGGCGTACGCTGCAACAAGGTCATCGGGAAACGCACGCGCTTCTTCTCGTTGGTGTAGACCATCATGCGATCAACGGTGCCAGTTGTTCCAATCGTACCGCCAACGCCCGCGCCAACCGACCACTTCAACGGCGCTATATCGATCTTACCCCGACCCGCTGCACTGAGGATGTTGTTCTCTTCAACATACTTGAGAATCGAGATATTACCAGCGGTTGAAACCTTAGCCATCGAGAGATAACCGAATTGTGCTGGTGGGATCAACACTTTATTCGGGATAACCGCCCAAGCCGATGCAGCCCAAACGGTTGTCAACGCAGCATTGAAATCCGCGAGGATCTCGTCAGGCGTTTTTAGCGACCACTTGGGTGAAGCTCCAGCCCCGTTTGGCACGTTCGTCGCTGTCACGCCCGATTGGTTCAACAAGCCCTGATCACCAAAGGGTGGGTCACCGATGTAAACCATTTCATCGGTATCCATCTGGTGCTTGAGTTTCAGACCTTCAAGCTTCTGATCATCAACTGGCCGCCCGATCTTTGCAGCGCTCTCGAGTTCAAAGATCGTCCACTTGATCTCTTCGCCCCACGGCCGTAACGGATGCGGGATCTTGGCGATGTCAAGGTTGATGCTGGGGATCTGCGTTGTGTTGCGCCCTATCCATGACTTACCATTGCCAATCCCAGCGCCTGTTCCCAGCCCTCCTGAACTGGCAAAGTTAGACAATGTGAAGCTCGTCACATCATCAGCGATCGTCACATCTTCACGAAGTTCAATATCCCGCAGATACGAAACTTCAGCGAGCGGCATATGGAGTTCTTGATCCATACGCTCGAGTTCACCCACAAGGAACGCGCCGGTTGAGTCAACGGTCCGTCCATCATGCGTCTTGTAGGGGCGCTCAAACATCTGCCCCGCGTGCACAATCGCTGAACCATCTCGCGTTGTCGTACGTACGCTATCGAAAGTCATGAAATTGTCACGTGTCCGATGACGGCCGACGAAGCGCCCGCTACCGGAAAGATTCAAGCCACCATCGGGCATGATAGGTTTCCCCTCCTGATTAAGAGTTAACGATCAGTTCAGCGTTGCCAAGCGCGTCCCCGGGACCGTTGAAGTTATACTGGTTCGGATCGAGCGCTATTGTGTTGCCAGCTGAAGCAGCTGTTTCAAAGCCTCCCTGAATGTGATTGCCCGATGTCGCTGCGACCCAGATGAAAGCCGGACCTCCTTTAACGGGCTGCACCGCGCCGACGTTTAGTTGAACCATGATATAACCCCAGCGCAGTACATCGACTGAACCAGGAGAGGGCGGCGTCGCTTGTCCAAACACAGCCGCTCCATAGTTAGTGGCGCTGAACTGCTGGAAGGGATACGGGCGAACCGTGATACCCCAAACGCGCGTAAGCGCTACATCACCCGCTGCAACCGCACGTACGCTATTGGCAGTGGTATTAACCACGCACGCATGTCCGAACTGAACTGGAGGGTTGGTTGGATCAATCAAGCAGGGCTCGATTGAGAAGGGATGCGCCCGGTTGGGATCTCCAGGAAACCCCGCCTGCATCCTATAGCGAATAGCGACCAATTCCTTTACTCCTAAAGCTGAGGTTGCGAGGGGAGGTTTAGTTGCGCTTGTACATCTCCTTTGCTAGCTTGTTCAGATCCGCTGGCGTCATGATCTTGCCCTTAACACCAGCCCCACCGCCTGAACCGTGTTGCGCTGCATAAAGACCGAAACCTGAACCAGCGTTGTTCATCTTGCCAACCTGCGCCGCTACAGCCGAGATCATCGTGCGGGCAGCATCGCATGTCATGCGCTTGAAATCAAGCATCCTATTTCCATTGATTTCATCGATGATCGCGCGCACCTTGTCCTGGGTGTAGGCGTGTTCAAGCAAAGCGGTTCGCGCACCACAGAGCTTACTCAACGTAACAGCTGGGCGCGCCGCTGCATCGAAGGTTGGCATGCGAGCCCCAGGCACGATGATCTCAGCGTACGCGATGTGCTGGCGCCAAGCATCCTCGAGATAAGTGCTGTCGCGCGCTTTCATCGCACGATCTTCGGTTCCCGGTGGTGCTTCAAATCCCAGAGCTGTTACGGTTGCGTCATCCATGGCATCCTCGCTCTTCTCTTTCTTCTTTTTCTCCTCCTCGTCGTCGTCTTCCTTCTCATCTTCCTTTTCGTCTTTCACTTTCGTATCGTCGTCGTCTTCCTCTTCCTTCTTGTCTTTGCTGCGCTTGTCACCCTTCTTAAACGGCGTGAACTTATCCTTGCTCTTCTTATCGCCTGAACCATTTTGGTCCACCAGCGCCTCGAGCAGAGATTCAAGACGTGCTAACCGTTCCTCAACGCTGCCACCTTCCGCCATTTCCGCTCCCTCATCATCATCCGTTTCAGAACCAGGTAGGTGTACGTGAACATGATGCTCAGCACCAGGCGCTCCGCCAGCAAGCTCGGGCTTCTCCTTTGCAGCCTCATCGGCGATAGCATCGATGGCCTTTTCATCCTTCGCCTTGTATGCGCGAAGTAATATATCCTTTAGGTAACTCATACGCGAT